ATGGCGGAAGGGATGGAGGCGCAGATGCTGGAACCGGCGCGCCGGAAGATGGCGGGCGCAGCGCGCGCGCAAATGCGCCGTCCGCGCAAGGATGGATGGACCAGGGAGCAGGAGCGGCTGTTCCTGCAGACATTGGCGATGACCTGCAACACCAGCGAGGCGGCGCGGGTGGCGGGCGTGTGCCGGACCAGCGCCTATGACCGCAGGCAGCGCAACCGGCGCTTTGCCGCCGACTGGGAACGGGCGATGGATATTGGCTATGCCGAGATCGAGGCGATGCTGATGCGCGAAGCCCTGTTCGGCAGCGAGAGCGAGGAGATCCTGCTGGACGGCGAGGGGAGCGTGAAGAGCCGCAAGATCAAGCGCGGGCATGACCTGAAACTGGCGCTGCAACTGCTGACCCGGCATCGCGACCGGGTGCTGGCCTATCGCACGAGCGCGGCGGCGCAAAAGGAGCGGCCCGATAGCCCTGCGGTGGTACGACGGGTGCGGCGGATGGTGGAAGAGGTCGAACGGATGAGGGCGGCGACGGCGACTTGATGCGTGAGGGCGAACCGGCTTCGTCTCTTTACACTTGTCCGATTGGCGATAGACCTGTGGGTCATGAGAAAATTGATCCTGCTCGCCGCTGCTTCGGCGCTTTCGACTTCGCTTCTGGCTTCGCCCGCGCTGGCGGAGGGGAAGGCGCCCGATCCCGCGCGGTTGAAGGCGACGGTCGAGAAGCTGGTGAGTTTCGGGACGCGGCATACGCTGTCGTCGGCGACCGATCCCAAGCGCGGGATTGGGGCGGCGCGGGCCTGGGCGGCGGCGGAGTTTGCGCGGATTTCCAAGGGGTGCGGCGGCTGCCTGAAGGTTGAGAGCGTGTCGGAGCGCTTCACCGCGCCGCGCGTGCCCGATGGCGCGGATATTGTCGATGTGCTGGCGATCCAGACCGGGACGGGCGATCCCAATCAGGTGGTGTTCGTCGCGGGGCATATCGACAGCCGGGTCAGCGACGTGATGGACTTCACCAGCGATGCACCGGGCGCGAACGACAATGGATCGGGCAGCGCGCTGGTGATCGAGGCGGCGCGGGTGCTGGCGGGCGAGACGTTTGACGGGACGATCGTGTACGCGCTGCTGTCCGGCAAATTACTGGCGAACACGGCCAAGGCGCGCGGCTGGCAGGTGCGGGCGATGCTGAACAACGATATTGTCGGCAACACGACCGGGCTGAACGGCCAGATCGTGGCGGACCGGGTGCGGGTCTTTTCCGAAGGGATACGATCGTCCGAGGATGGCAAGGCGGGGCTGACCCGGCGCGGCATCGGCGGCGAGGATGACGGGCCGTCGCGGGCGCTGGCCAAGGCGATCGACGGGATTGCGGAGGCCAATCCGCAGATCGGGCTGGACGTGTTTGCGGTGCGGCGGCCCGACCGTTTCGGGCGCGGTGGCGATCATACCCCGTTGCTGGAGGCGGGCTATCCGGCGGTGCGTTTTTCGGTGGGGATCGAGAATTACGACCGGCAGCATCAGGACCTGCGGGTCGAGGGTGGGCGCGATTATGGCGACACGGTTGTCGGCATGGATTTTCCCTATCTGGCGAAGGTGACGGCGCTGAATGTCGCGGCGTTGCGTGTTCTGGCAAGCGCGCCTGCGGCACCGGCGAGCGTGTCGCTGGATGGCGCGCTGTCGATGGATACGCGGGTATTCTGGGACGCAGTGCCGGGGGCGGCGGCCTATCGCGTCTATTGGCGGCGGGCGGATGCGCAGGACTGGACGGATAGCCGGCTGGTGACCGGGGCGACCGAACTGCTGCTGAAAGATGTGGTGGTGGACGATCATTTCATCGGCGTGGCGGCCGTGGCCAAGGATGGAAGCGAGAGCATCGTGACGTTCGGCGGGATGGCGCCGCGCAAATAGGGGCGCGCCTGTCGCCGCCCCTGTAAGAAAAGTCCATGTGTGTGCGTGTTTGGTCGGCGAGCGGCTTAATGAAGGGGCGGTTCGACGCAGAAGCTGACGATGAGGTTTCTCATGATTTCCAGCGTCTCCGGCGTAGCTTCTATGACGCATTTGCGAGAATCGTGCCGGTCTTCGCGCCGCTGAATTTTGCCGTCCCGTTCAAGCCTGCTGAGGTGACGCAGGGCCGTCGTCATCGGTGAGCCGCTGGCGTAACATAAGGATGTGACGCATGACGTGCGATATTCCGTCGCATCCGTGACAAGAGCGAGCAGCATGTTCCAGCCAGGGTCCGATATGGGATAATGCAACGCTTCCCCACGACGCAGCGAGGATTTATGAAAAGTGCGGGCAATTTGCCCTATTTCGGCAGTCAAGACCTGCGGGTGGATGGCAGGGTCAGCGTCCGGTGCGACAGTCGCGTGCGCACGAATCATGGTTGAAAGGTCTGCTATGGCCTTTTTGCTGATCCCAAGCAGGATCATGTGGCGTTCAATCTCTCCTATCCGGTCAACCATCAGTTGTACCTCTTCATTGCTGTTCTGCTGGTGAAGTGAAGGATTCTGACGCATTTTCGTCTGTTCGAAAATGCCTCCGGGCGATCAATCGGTTAAATATGATCCGATATGGAGTTTCTTCCGGGCACGCCCCGGCGAGAGCATCGTGACGTTCGGCGGGATGGCGCCGCGCAAATAGGGGCGCGCCTGTCGCCGCCCCGGCAAGGGGAGGGCGATGGAGAGTTCGCATGACGAATGGCTGGACCAGCAAGAGCAGACGCAGGCAAGGATGTTGCGGCGGCTGAAGGAGGCTGGCCGCGAACGTATGAGCCGTGAATGGGACTGGCTGGCGCGGCCGGGGCAGAAGGCGCCGGGGGGTGATTGGCGTATCTGGCTGATGATGGCCGGGCGCGGTTTTGGCAAGACGCGGGCCGGGGCCGAATGGGTGCGGGGCATTGCGGAGGCCCAACCCGGCGCGCGGATCGCGCTGGTCGGCGCGACGCTGGGCGAGGCGCGGCGGGTGATGGTGGAAGGGGCGTCCGGGTTGCTGACGATTGCGCCCTGGTGGTGCCGCCCGGTCTTTGCGCCTGCGCTGCGCAAGCTGACATGGCCCAATGGCGCGGTGGCGACCCTGTTCGGCGCGGCGGAACCGGAAAGTCTGCGCGGGCCGCAGTTCAGCCATGGCTGGGCCGACGAGATCGCCAAATGGCCCTTTGCGCTGGGCGCGTGGGATAATCTGATGATGGCGATGCGGCTGGGGAAAAGTCCGCGCGTCATGGCGACGACGACGCCGCGCCCGGTGGCGCTGGTGCGGCGGCTGGTGGCGGACCGGGATGTCATCGTCACGCGGGGGCGGACGGCGGACAATCGCGCGAACCTGGCCGAGGGCTTTGTCGAGGCGATGGAGCGCAGCTATGGCGGCACGCGGCTGGGGCGGCAGGAACTGGACGGCGAACTGATCGAGGAGGTGGAGGGTGCGCTCTGGTCGCGCGACCTGATCGAGCGATGCCGGGTGGCGCATGTGCCGGGCGCAGGCGACGGGGCGGCGCTGCATCGGGTGGTGGTGGCGGTCGATCCGCCTGCGTCCGCCCATGGCGATGCGTGCGGGATCGTGGTGGCGGGCGTGGGCGGTGACGGGCGCGCCTATGTGATTGCCGATGCGAGCGTCGAGGGATGTTCGCCCGAACAATGGGCGCGCGCGGTGGCTGCGGCGGCGCTGGTGCATGGCGCTGACAAGGTGGTGGCCGAAGCGAATAATGGCGGGGCGATGGTGGAAAGCGTGCTGCGCGCGGCGGATGCCATGCTGCCGGTGAAGCTGGTCCATGCCTCGCGCGGCAAAGTGGCGCGGGCGGAACCCGTGGCGGCACTGTACGAAGCCGGGCGGGTGGCGCATCGCGGGGCGTTCGCGCGGCTGGAGGATGAGATGTGCGGCTTGCTGGCCGGGGGCGGCTATGTGGGGCCGGGCCGATCGCCCGATCGCGCCGACGCGCTGGTATGGGCGCTGACCGAACTGATGCTGGGGCGGCGGGGCGAGGCGCGGGTGCGGGGGTTGTGAGGGGAACCCCGCGGTGCCGTCGGTCGTTTCGGGAGCATCGGATTTGAAGTGGAGATTTGGCGATGAAGATGGTGACGATGCTCGGCGCGCTGGTCGGGGCGACGCTGGTGGCTACCCCGGTGATGGCGGTGACGCTGAGCGCGAAGGAGCGGGCGCGGGTGGCGAGGGCGGCACCGCGCGATCGCGACGATGTGCGCTATTGCCTGATCCAGGGGAAGAAGGGGCGCGACAAGGGCACCGTGATCGGCGCGGCTGGCGGTGCTGGCGTCGGGCTGGTCGCCGGTGGTGGCCTGGGCGAGACGCTGCTGGGCGCGGGCGCCGGGGCGCTGGCGGGCCGGGTGATCGGCAAGAGCGAGGGGACGAACTCGACCTGCGACCGGGTGTTGCGGCGCAATCCTTGATCTAGCGACGGTAGCTCGACCTTGACCCGTTCGGGTCTGGTTAGGTCGAGAAACGGCGGCGTGCGGTTTCTCGACTTCGCTCGAAACGAACGGAGGTTGGGGAGCAAACGAAAGCCGTGCTGGTTTGACTTGAGGGTGGGGCGCTCTCCCTCTCGCAGCTGCGGCAGGCGGCTTTGCTGCCAGCCTTCGCTTCAGGTTTAACGCGATTTCCGAGTCATCGAATAGTCTATCTGATTGGAAATCGCTTTGGCCCTCTCCCCGTCGGGGTGAGGGTTTTTTGTTGTGCGGGAGGCAAGCATGAAATTCTTTGGGATGAAGGCCGTGCAGGCGGATGCGCGGCCGGTGCTGGCGCGCGCCTGGGGAACGGGGGCGGTGGCGCTGGGCGAGTGGCCCGCCAGCTATGAGGCGCAGGTGCGTGGCGGCGTGATCGGCAATCCGGTGGCGCAGCGGGCGATGCGGCTGGTGTCGGAAGGGGCGGGGGCGACTGCGCTGAAAGCCTCTGCCGTGGAGGATGGCGCGCGGGTGCTGGCGCTGGTGGCGCGGGCTTCGGCGGGGCAGGGGCTGGTGGAGAGGCTGGCCTGTCACCTGTTGCTGCATGGCAATGCCTATGTGCAGGTGATCGGCGGGGCGGACGGGATGCCCGCCGAACTGTTCGCGCTGCGCCCTGAGCGGGTGTCGGTGGAGGCCGATGCGCGGGGGTGGCCCGCGGCCTATCTCTATCGCGTCGGGGAGAGCGTGACGCGCCTGTCGCCCGAAGATGGCGCGGGGCGGACCACGGTGCTGCACTTGAAAAGCCTGCATCCGCTGGACGATCATTATGGATTGGGCTGTGTCGGCGCGGCAGCGGGGGCGGTGGCGATCCACAATAGCGCGACGGTGTGGAACAAGGCGCTGCTCGACAATGCGGCGCGGCCCAGCGGGGCGATGGTTTATGATCCGGGGGACGGATCGGTCATGGCGCCCGACCAGTATGAGCGGGTGAAGCGCGAGATGGAGATCGCCTTTGCGGGCGCGGCCAATGCCGGGCGGCCCATGCTGCTGGAGGGTGGGCTGAGCTGGAAGGCGCTGAGCCTGACCCCGGCGGAGATGGACTTTGTGGGGCTGAAGGCGGCGGCGGCGCGGGAGATTGCGCTGGCCTTTGGCGTGCCGCCGATGCTGATGGGGCTGCCCGGCGACAATAGCTACGCCAATTATCGGGAGGCGAACAAGGCGCTGTGGCGGCAGACGATATTGCCGCTGGTGCGCAAGATCGGCGCGGGGCTGGGGCAGGGACTGAGCGGCTGGTGGCCGGGGCTGCGGATCGAGCCGGACCTGGATGGCATCGCGGCGCTGAGCGACGAGCGGGCAGCACTGTGGGAGCGGGTCGCGGGGGCGGATTTCCTGTCGGCGGAGGAGAAAAAGGGGCTGTTAGGGTTGTGAGGCGGGCGGCGGTTCCCCCTCTCCCAACCGCGCCAAGGGGGCGAGGGGATTGGAGGGCGTGATGAAACAGGATGGCGAGATGCTGGCGCGGTTGGTGGCGCAGGCGGAAGGCGGGCCGGGGGCGATGGACATGGTGATGATCCGGGCGCTGGTGGAGGAGGCGAGCGAGCTGGGCGCGGGGCGGGCGCTGGAGCGACTGGGGCTGGCCGACCGGCGGGCGGAGGGCGATGTGCGCGAGCTGCGCGAACTGCTGCGCGCCTGGCGCGACGCCAAGAAGGCGGCGCGCGGGGCGGTGATCGGCTGGCTGGTGCGGATCGCGCTGGCGCTGGTGCTGCTGGGGATTGCGGTCAAGACCGGGCTGGTCGGGTTGGTCAGAACGTGAGCGGCGATGGGGCGCCTGTTCCGTTCGGGCTGAGCGAAGTCGAAGCCCTTGGCCGCGCGGAGCGAGGTCAGAAGCCTTCGACAAGCGCAGGCAAGCCCCCTTCGACTGCCCGCCTGCGGCAGGCGCTCAGGACAGGCTTCGACAGGCTCAGGGCGAACGGAGATTATATGGCTCAAGACGTGCGCTTTGCCGGTTATGCGGCGATTTTCGACCGGGTGGACCGGGGCGGGGATGTGGTGCGGGCGGGGGCGTTCGGTAGCGTGCGCGCGGCGGGGGTGCCGTTGCTGTGGCAGCATGGGCCGGGGCAGGTGATCGGCGCGATCGAGCGGCTGGAGGAGGATGCGCGCGGGTTGCGGGTGATCGGCCGGGTGTCGGCGCGGACGGCGGCCGGGCGGGAGGCGGCGGCGGGGCTGAAGGCCGGGGCGCTGGATGGGCTGTCGTTTGGGTATAGGGTGCGCGAGGCGCGTGGCGGTGGAGCAGGTTTGGGGCCGCGCGAATTGCTGGCGTTGGAGCTGGTGGAGGTGAGCCTGGTGACGCATCCGATGCAGGATCGGGCGCGGGTGCATAAGGTGGAGGGATTTACGCCAACGCGCGCCCCCTCATCCAACTGCGCCTAGCCAGCAAGCTGGCAAGGCTTCGTATCCTTCTCCTCCCGTGGGGAGAAGGTTTTTGTGGGGTCTATATCCCTAGCCATTCCAGATCGCCGGGCAGATCATCGGCGCTATAGTCGAGTTGGAGGACGCGGCGGTGGCGGGGATTGGCGGCGGCGTCTGAGGCGTGAAGGATGGGCGTGGCGTAGAGCCAGATGTCGCCGCGCGACGCGAGGCAGGCGACGGTGCCGCAGCGATCGACCATTGCCGCGACATCATTTTCCGCGATGCGGCCATGGCGGTGGGAGCCGGGGGCGATAAGCAGCGGCGCATTGTCGGGATCGACGGGATCGAGATGGACGCGCAACGTGACCATGCGGTCGAGCAAGGATTGCGGTGGCGCGACATGGTGCAGACCAGACTTTATGGTCCAGGGACCAAAGCCAGCTGTTTCTATCCTTTCGCGCACGGCGATAGTGCGGTCCTGATGCCAACCGAGCGCCCAATTGGTGGTTTGGCTTTTATCGAACAGGATGGCGCGGACAGGTTTTGCGGCTTGGCCCAAATGGGCGGCGGCATGGCTGCCGATGGATCCTGCCGACGCGAGGAGTGGCGCCAGTTCGGCAAGAGCTGTCAGGCGTTGGCCAGGACGGTCTGTTGGTAGCGTCGCGAGGGCGGCTTCGATGGCGACGAGGGTGAGCGGGTCGAGGGCCGCGGGGATATGTTGCGCGCCGTCGATGGCTAGAGTCAGGGGCATGGGGCTTTATGGTGCGACGCATTGCGTGAAGCAAGCGGCGCGCTCCCCCTCATCCAACTGCGCCTAACCAGCAAGCTGGCAAGGCTTCGTATCCTTCTCCCCCGTGGGGAGAAGGTTTGTTTTTTAAGGGCGGTCCCATCCGGGGCTGCCCTTTTTTGTGTTTTCTAGCGGGAGAATGACATGACGGACGGCGTGACGGATGCTCTGGAGGGGAGCTTTGATGTGGTGCTTCAGGGGGAGCGGATTGCGGCTTTGGAGGCGGATTTGAGTGCGATGCGGGTGGCGATGCAGCGGCCTGCATTGGATGGGGTGAAGGGCGGGGCGCCAGGAAATTTTGGTGATCCGGCCCGTAGCGCTTTTGTCGATCGTTATTTGCGGCAGGGGCAGGAAGCGGGCGTGGAGCTGAAGAGCTTTTCCGGGGCTTCGGGCGCGAGCGGGGGATATGCGGTGCCGCGCGAGATCGATCAGCTGATCGATGCGACGCTGAAAGGCATTTCGCCCATTCGTAGCATCGCCAATGTCGTGCGGACCGGGACGGCGGGCTATCGCAAGCTGGTGAGTGCGGGCGGGATCGTGTCGGGATGGGCCAGCGAAACGGGCGCGCGGGGCGAGACTGGGACGCCAAGCTTAAACGAGATCGCGCCGCCATCGGGCGAACTGTTCGCCAATCCGGCGGCGAGCCAGGCGATGCTGGACGATGCGCAGTTCGATGTCGAAGGCTGGCTGGCGGGCGAGATTGCCCGTGAATTTGCGGTGGCGGAAGGCGCGGCCTTCATCACCGGCAATGGCACGAACAAGCCCAAGGGCTTCCTGACCTATACGACGACCAATGAGGCGGACAGCGTGCGGGCGTTCGGATCGCTGCAATATGTCGCGTCGGGCGCGGCGGGGGCTTTTGCCGCGTCCAACCCGCAGGACAGGTTGATCGACCTGGTGCAGAGCCTGCGCGCGCCCTACCGGCAGGGGGCGAGCTTTGTCATGAACAGCGCGACGCTGAGCGCCATTCGCAAGATGAAAACCAGCGATGGCGCATTTTTGTGGCAGCCGTCGATGAGCGCTGGCCAGCCCGCGACGCTGCTGGGCTATCCGGTGGTCGAGGCCGAGGATATGCCGGACATCAGCGCGGGTAGCCTGTCGATCGCGTTCGGCAATTTCCAGGCTGGCTATGTCATTGCCGAGCGCAGCGACACCAGCATCCTGCGCGATCCGTTCAGCAACAAGCCGTTCGTGCATTTCTACGCGGTCAAGCGGATCGGCGGGGCCGTGGCGAATAGCGAGGCGATTAAATTGATGAAGTTTGCGGCTTCGTGAGGGGCGAGGGGGCCGGCGTTGTGCCCCCTCATCCAACTTCGCCTAACTGGCTGCGCCAGTAAGGCTGCGTATCCTTCTCCCCCCAGGGGAGAAGGTTTTTTGGGGGGGAGGCGTTCGCGTTTCTCCCCCTTTTTTGTTTGGGGGGAGCAAGCGGCGATGAGCCTGTATCTGAAGGATGCCGACAGCAGCATCGATCATGGGATCGACTGGTCCGCCCATCTGGCGGGGCAGAGCATCGTCGCCAGCCTGTGGAGCGTGGCGCCGGTCGAAGCGGGCGGATTGAGCGTGGAGGCTTCCGCGATCGAGGGCTTGCGGACCAGCGCGCGGGTGAGCGGCGGGCTGATCGGGCGGCTCTATCGACTGACGAACCGGGTCACTTTGTCCGACGGGCAGGTGGACGCGCGGTCGGTGACATTTCGGGTGGAGGAATGCTGATGCTGGCGCAGGATGAGAGCGGGACGCTGGCGGCGTCGCTGGCCGAGCTGAAGGCCTATTTGCGGATCGAGACGAGTGGCGAGGATGGGGTGCTGGCCGGGTTGCTGCGCAGCGCGTCGGCCCTGTGCGAGCAATTTGTCGGGCAGTGGCTGATCGTGCGGGGCGCGCAGGAGATGGTGGCGGGCGATGGGAGCTGGCAGCGGCTGACGGCGCGGCCCGTGGTGGGAATCGAGAGTGTCGAGGCGGTGGAGGCGGATGGCATGGCGGTCGCCCTGCCGGTCGATGGCTATGCGATCGACATCGATGCGACCGGCGAGGGGTGGGTGCGATCGACGCGCGCGGGCGACGGGCGGCGATTGCTGGTGCGCTATTCGGCGGGCATGGCGAGCGAGATGAACGGCCTGCCCGAAGCATTGCGGCAGGGGATCGTGCGGTTGGCGGCGGAGCATTTTTCCGCGCGCGGGACGGAAGGGGCCGCGCCCCCCGCCGTGGTGAGCGCGCTGTGGCGGCCATGGCGGCGGATGCGGTTGCGATGAGGGCGGCGCTGGCGCGGATGGTGGCGCAGCAAGCGGCGCGGCGACGGGCGGCGGTGGCGGCGGCGCTGGATGAGGCGGGGCTGGACGTCAGCATCGATGGCGAACTGGTGCGGGCGTCCGGGCGCGGCCTGGTGGCGCGCTGGTGGCGGGATCTGGCGCTGCGGGAAGCGGGGAGGGGCGGACTATGAGCGCTGAAGTGGCGGTGCGCGGGGCGGTGATCGATGCGTTGCGGGCGGACACGCTGTTGATGGACGGGCTGAACGGCTTGTTCGACGGCGATCCGGTGCGGGCCAGCCAGCCCTATGGCGTGGTGGGCGAGTGCATCGGCGCGGACTGGGGCGGCAAGGATGTGGCGGGGCGCGAGTTGCGGCTGACGATCGGCCTGCATGATGGCGGCGAGACGCCGGCGCGGCTGGCGGGGATGATCGCGCGGATCGACCCGGTGCTGGCGGGCGTGGCGGTGCGCGATGGGTGGCGGGTGGTAACGGCGCGGCTGGTGCGGTCGCGGGTGGCGCGGCAGGGCGCGGGCTGGTCTGCGGTGGTGGATTATCGGTTGCGGGCGGTTTGGGAGGGGTAGAGCGCGCGATGCCGCGAACGCCGTGCCCCCTCTCAACTGCGGCTAGGCAGCAAGCTGCCAAGCCTTCGTATCTCTCCCCGATGGGGAGAGATAAATATGCGCGTCAGCCCGGCGCGTTATAATCTTCATATTCGCTGGTGATCTTGTCGACATATTCCGAAATCTGGTCGTCGGCGTCGGCCTGCGCTGCTTTTTCGGACATGCCGTCAGCCTTGTCCGCTGCGACGATCGCGGTGCGGAAGGCGGTTTCCTTGGCGGCGCAGGTCTTTTTCATGTCGGCCTGAAAATCGCCCAGCGTCAGCTTCTTTTCCAGGCCCGGCTGAATCTGGGCCGACAGGCATTGCGAATAGGCCTTGCGACCCATGCCGACAGGATCGGCGGGGGCGGCGGCTGCGGTTGTGACCAGCAACATGAGCGGTGCGATGAAGATCATTGAGACTCTCCTTAACCAGCGTTTTGCACGCTTTATCGGAAGAAAGGATGCGCCATGGGCGTCGAAAAGGGAAGTGCGTTTCTGTTGAAGGTTGGTGATGGCAACATTCCAGCAACATATGCCACGGTTGCGGGGATGCGCACTACGCAATTGTCCGTGAATGGCGAGGCGGTGAACATCACGTCCAAGGATTCGGGCGGGTGGCGCGAATTGCTGTCGGGAGCGGGGGTGCGATCGGTCAGCGTGTCGGCGGCGGGGCTGTTCACCGGATCGGCGGCGGAGGTGGCAATCCGCAACCATGCGCTGTCCGGCACGATCGAGGATTATGAGCTGAGTTTCGAGAGCGGTGAGCGGATGCGCGGGCGCTTTCTGGTGACGCGGCTCGACTATGCCGGGGACTATAATGGCGAGCGCAATTATGCGCTGAGCCTGGAAAGCTCCGGCGCGGTGGTGTCGGAGTGAGCGGGCCTAACGCGGAGCGCCCAAATCCCGAACGGGGCGAGGCGGCGCTGGCGATTGGCGGCGACATGCTGGCGTTGCGGCCGAGTTTTGCGGCGCTGGTGGCGGCGGAGGCGGAACTGGGGCCGCTGTTCGCGCTGGTAGAGCGGGCAGCGGACGGCAAGCTGTCGCTGGGCGATCTGGTGGCGTTGTTCTGGCATTGCCTGGTCGATCGCGACCGGATGGATCGCGATACGCTGGGCGAGGCGATCCTGGCGGTGGGACTGGCCAAGGTGACGCCGGTGCTCAAGGCCATTTTGCAGCAGATATTGGCGGGCAAATGACGCGCTTTGCGCAAGGGGCGGCGCGGCTGGCGGGGGTGGCCGGGTGGCTGCTGGGCTGGCGGCCCGATGAATTCTGGCGCGCGACGCCCGCTGAACTGGCGGCGGTGCTGGCGGCCGCGCGCGGGGACGAGGCGGTCGATGCGGGGGTGGATGGGCATGAGCTGAAGCGGTTGATGGGGGCGATGCCGGACTAGCAGGGCGGCGTGCTCCCGCCTGCGCGGGAGCACAGGCGAGAGGGCGGGACTGGGCTCCCGCCTGCGCGGGAGCACTGGGTTCAGGTGGCGGGGGCGATGCCGGATTGAACCATTTGCCGTTCGGCCCTTCGACAAGTTCAGGAGAGCGAAGTCGAAGCCGACCACTGAGCCGCAGGCGCAGTGCCTTCGACTTCGCTCAGGCTGGCCCTTCGACTTCGCTCAGGGCGAACGGACATTGTGAAAGGGAGTGACCCGGATGGACGAGGAAATCGAGACGCTGGTGGTGCGGGTTCGGGCCGATACGCAGGGGTTGAGCCGGGACGTGGAGGCGATGCGGGCGGGGATTGAGGGGCCGCTGGGGGACGGGGCGGAGCGGGCCGGGCGGCGGATCGAGCAAGGGCTGCTGCGCGCGGTGCGGACGGGCAAGTTCGGTTTTGAGGATTTGCGGCGGATCGCCCTGTCCGTGCTGGACGAGATTGCGGGCAGCGCGTTGCGCGGGGCGATGGGGGGCGCTGGCGGCGGCGCTGGCGGGCTTGTCAATCTGGGGGCGTCGCTGCTGACGTCGGCATTGGGGCTGCCGGGGCGGGCGACGGGCGGGCCGGTGGCGCCGGGGCGGGCCTATATGGTCGGCGAGCGCGGGCCTGAAATGTTCGTGCCGACGAGCAGCGGGCAAGTGGTGGCGCATGGCGGCGGTGCGCGCGATGTGCGGGTGAGCATTGCGGTGAATGGTCGCGGGCAGGAGAGCGAGGCGCGGCTGCTGGCGCGAAGCGCGCGGCAGGTGGCGCGGGCGGTGAAGGGGGCGCTGGGCTGATGGGGAAGCTGGACTATTGGCTGGCGGATGCGCGGCGGGGGCAGGAGACGCGCTGGATGAAGCGCTTTGTGCCGAGCCACTGGACCGTCAATTTTCCGCGCCCGATGATGGCGAGCGTGGTCACGACCGGGCCGGATGCGTTGCGGGTGGATGCGACCTTTTACGGGTCGGGCGATCTGGCGGGGCTGATCTGGGAGGCGGTGGACGGGTGGAGCCATCCCCTGCTGGCCTATGAGACGGCGCGGGATTTCAAGGCATGCGTGCTGCGGTTCCGGTGGCGGAGCGGCGGCCTGCGCACGCTGGACGAGACGCATGGGCCGACGCTGACGATCGAGGGGCGGGATGCGGCGGGCAATCCGCGCGCCTGGTATGTGCGGCTGTGGAATTATGCGAACGGCGGGCCGGAAGACGCGGTTATCACGCTGGATTTCGCGGCGCTGGACGGCGGCTTCCTGTTGCCGGAGGAGGCCGATCCGGTGTGGGCGGGCGATGTGGACCGGATGTTCATATCGCTGGTGCCGCCCGATTATGATGCGGGGGACACGCCCTTTGCCAGCGGCGTCGAGGGCTGGGCCGAACTGTCCGACATGGCGTGCGACGGGGCGGGTTCCGTGCTGGCGACAGGTGACATCATGGTGCCCGACCATGGGCTGGCGATGGCGACCGGCTATGATGACTGTTTCAACCAGACGCCCGAACGGGTGGTCGCGGCGATCCATGCGCTGGGCTATCGCGGGGCGATCAACCATTATGTGGGCATGAGCCATTATTTCCGGCTCGAACGGCCCGATCCTTCCAACGCGGAGGGGCTGTACGTCAGTCTGACCGGCGGGGCGCTGAACGCGCCCTGCGCGGCATGGCACCGGGATTTTGCGCGCCGGGCGAAGTCGCTGGGTTTCGATGTCATCTGGTCGCTATCCTATGAACTGTTTGACGCGCATTGCTGGAACGACTGGAAGCAGCGGGCGGAGAATGGCGACCCGGCGCTGACCGGCTGGGTGCCGCCATCGACATTGCTGTCGCCCGCGCATAGCGGGGCGATGGGATATGTGCAGGCCATCGCAAGCGCCTTTGTTTCCATTGGGTTGGAAGTCGGTTTGCCGATCCTGTTTCAGGTCGGTGAGCCATGGTGGTGGGTCGTGCCGGGCGACGGGCGGATATGCATCTATGATGATGCGGCGCGGGCGGCCTTTGGCGGCAGTCCGATGTCGATTGCGAGCATCTGGACGCCGCTGGACGAGGCGCAATGCGCTTTGCTGGATCAGGCGGGAGCGGTGCTGGCGGCGTCCACCGCGGCCTTATGCGCGGCCGTGAAGGCGGTCGCGCCGGGGGCGGTGACGCATTTGCTGGCCTATCTGCCGACGATATTGGACCCGCGCGCGCCGCAGGCCAAACGGGCGAACATGCCGCTGGGCTGGGCCTCGCCTGCCTTCGATGTGCTGCAACTGGAAGATTATGACTGGGTGACCGAGGAGCGGCCTGGGCTGACGGCGCGGGGCATAGAGCTTGCGACGGCGCGGCTGGGCTATCCGATCGAGGAGCAGCATTATTTTTCGGGCTTCGTGCTGTTGCCCGAACAGGCGGGCCAGTGGCGCGCCATCGCGGCGGCGGCGCAGGCGTCGGTGGACCGGGGGACGGCGGCTACCTTCATCTGGGCGCTGCCCCAGGCGTGCCGCGATGGCTTTACCGCGTTCAGGATCAATGGAGAGGGTGCGATGCAAGCCTTTGACGATATTGTCTTTCCGCTGGGCATAGGGCGGGAGGCAAGCCTGTCGCCCGCCTTTTCGACCTAGATCGTCGAAAGCCCGTCGGGACATGAACGGCGCAGCAGCGACTGGGCGGATGCGCGGCTGTCCTTCGACGCGGGACCGGGGGTGCGGTCCGAGGCGGACATAGCGACGCTGATCGGCTTTTTCCGGGCGCGCCGGGGCGCGGCGCGGGGGTTCCGGTTCAGCGATCCCTATGACGATCGCAGCGGCGCGCCTGGGCAGGCGCCGGGGCCGATCGACCAGAGGCTGGGCGTGGGGGACGGGGTGCAGGCCTCGTTCCAGCTGACGCGCTATTATGGTGCGGGCGAGGATGCGCAGGCGCGGATCATCACCCGGCCGGTCGCAGGGACGATCCGGGTCGCGGCCGATGGCGTGGAGCTGACCAGCGGGTGGAGCCATGCGGGAATGGGGATCATCGCCTTTGACGAGGCACCGGCGGCGGGCGTGCTGCTGACCGCTGGTTTTCGCTTCGACGTGCCGGTGCGCTTTGCCGAGGATCGGCTGGACATCAACCGCGCGACCTTTGCCGCCGGGGAAGCGCCGTCGGTGCCGCTGGTGGAGATACGCGAATGGGCATGA